CTCCGATACATTTATATTTTATAACCCTAACCGTCTTTTATAATAATAATAGCAGCTGCTAATTCCCCTACCGCCCACCCAATTTTGTCTAATTAGATTCTAAATCTTTGGTTTTGAATTTTGAGGCCAATTTGTTTCTGATTCTGCTTTTTGCGTTTGGATTTACTCTCCCTTCTTGATCTTGGTTAGGATATGCTTGGCTACACCTGCCTTAGCAAGGAAGCTCAATGACTCTTCTGTAACCTTAGAATGTTTCCATGAAACACCTCCAACAACAGCCATTGCAGTTTTAAGCAAGCCAACATTTTTCTCATTCTGCCAATCAATTGCAGCAACAGCATCAAGCCTCTGTTTTAGTACTTTCCCAGCGATAGCAGCAGGTGCATCATCTGAGTCAATTCTGCGTAGCATGATTGCAAGTGGGAACAAGCTGAATTTTGATAGAAACATCTCTGCTCCTGCACTGAAAGCCATGTAAAGTTTGAAGTTGTCAGGCCTTACTCCTTTGACTATTGCAAGTGGGTTTTTGATTGCAAGCTGGATTTTCTCCTGCAGTTCTTTGCTCCCTTTTTCATATTCCTCAAGCGTGTATCGAGCCATGCAGCCGGACAGCCTGTTAAGGGTATACGATAATTCCCCGACTCTCTGTTCTCCGGCATTTGGATTGTAAGTATTTACAACGTCAATGTCTAGATCACCCAGTTTAAGCGGAATCATAGCAATATTGGAGATTTTCATCTTTTCCTTAATTAGCTTCATCTTCTTGAAGAAGATAGTTGCTGCTTTAAGCCAATCAGAGGTGCCAGAGGTCATCAGAACAACAAAATGTTCATACAATGTGTCCGGATTGAAAGAGCTTATTGTTATATTATCGTCTTCTTCAAAAATAAAATCCATTTCTGGAACTATAAGGCTTTTGAAGGGTTTTGTTTTTAAATGTTTATCGGAG